TACTTTTTTTTGTATTTTATCTGTCATTTTAATTATATTGATAATAATAAGTTTTTACCAAAATTGGTAATCTTTCTTTCTCCATCTATTTGCATGAAATTCTTTCGAAGTAAATATACTTCATGGTCTCGTCTTAGGGAGGTTGGACTCAGCCCTGTTACTGCAGATAAAGTCTGCAACTTGCAGCTTCCTCTGTCTGCTAAAATATCTAGGATTTGTTTTTCTGTGCAGGTTATACCTTCTGGCAATATACCCAAGAGATCTACCAAGACTTCAAAATCAGGTAAATTAAAATCATTTTTGTTCTCGCTCTCGCAGTATAATACCACTTCCCTAGACCTCATCACTGCGTTTCTTGCATTCCCTCTTACTGTAGATGATAAGGCGTTTAGCGCTTCATCTGAGAAATTTATTCCATCACAATTCAACTTTAGAATTTCTCCCAAGTTGGATTGCGAGTACTGCTCAAAGTCTACTGTTGTTAATCTATCTTTTAATGGCGGAAATAATTTATCACTCTCTGTTGTTGCAAAAATAAATGTCTGCCTTGAGAAATCGAAGGTAAAAGTCTGATCTTCAAATGTAAAATCTTTTGTATTTGTTTTTTCGGTATTGAAGATAGTTAGGAATGCCATCGTTAGATCTTTGGGAAGCGCATGAGCCTCGTCAAAAAGTATAGTGATTTCGTTATTCATTATTAATGGAATAAAGATCTGCTCAAAGAATTGCTCATTGTTTTTGATTGTAGAACAATTGAGCTCCAAGAAAGGGCGCTTAGATCCGTCTTTGTTTTTTAAATTCTTTGCGAACTCTTTCGCAAACAAAGTTTTCCCAAGACCTTTTGCTCCAACTAAGTTGAGGAAAGGGCAAATACTTGTTGCTTCATAAGCCTTTAAGTAGAAGTTTAATTTCTTCTTTACGTTGTCTTGTCCTATTAAATGTGAGAAATAATTATTCATTTTCAAAAGATGTGAGTGCATATTCGATTTTATCTTCTACGCTTTGAAGATCTGAGAAATCATTAGATACTTTTTTACCTTGTAGGTAATTTGCGTAGAGTCTGCTCTTGACCCACTCTTCGCTAACGGGTATAAAATTAACTTCTTGAGAGGCGAGATTCATAATCTCATCGACCGACAAGGAAACAATATTTGAACCACCTTTAGTGCCGCTATTTCGACGCTTGCGTGGGGTGCCATCTTTGTTTAATGATATTTTTTTCATATAAGACTATTATGCCACAAAACCCAGCATTAGTCAAGAATAAAATTATTTTTTATTCTTTAATTCAAGAAGTCCGTCTTTGAGTTGTTCTATTGCTGAGTTTTGATCCTCTATCAAATGCTTCAAACTATCTATTTCGTTAAGAGCCATAATGAGAACTTCATCGGGCTCAAAAACCACTTCAAATTCATCATTATCTTCTTCATCTTCTTCATCTTCTTTGTTATTCATAGGTTCTTAAAGTACACTTCTAATAACCTAAAGCCTTCTGTGATTTTCTTTTGTTTAATTTTTGTTTTACCTAAAGACCTTAACGTTATTGGGTTTTTTTTGTTTGCGATTGCAAACAGTATTTTATTTAAAATTATTTTCCACTCGTCATCAGACAAGCCGTCAGGCTTTTCTTCAATATGATTTAGCTTAAAATCTAATCTATCCATAATTAATTCACAAAACTGTTTGCGAAAATTATCTTTCGTTTTTTTCTTTTTGCTGAATAGGTTTTTTATTCCTTTTAAAAAATTCATATCATTTCCAATGTTTTTTTATTGTTTCTGTATTTACGTTTTTTAGACTCCAAATTTCGCAGAGAAAATCGTGGTTCGATCTCCAGTCCATTATGTTTTTAATTAAGTATATGTGGTTTACCTTGTCAATGTATCCAAAATCAAAGAATTGAAATTCTAGCTCTATCCTGTTTTCATATATCAGTTGAGATGTAACTTTGGGGCTCGATTGTGATAGCCCAGTTAATAGAACCGAATAAAATAGTTGCCCATACGTTGAATCTGTTTCGAAATCAATTAACGTTAGATGCTCTCCGTTTCTTGCTTCTCCTGACATTAAAACCCTGTCGGCATAAAGATCGTGAAAAGAGTCTGATAATTTATAAAACTCTCTCTCGGCTTCGTTTTGGTATATATATCGATCTACTATGCTTTTGTTCATTTGGTAAATGGTGGACGCGGCGGGAGTCGAACCCGCGTCTTTAAATCTTAATAAGTGAGAATCTACAAGTTTAGTTAATTTTTTTTATAGTTATGATATTAACATCTAACTTATTGTTTCAATTATTTGCCCCCGAATAATTCAGTGAACTACAGTTTATTAACAATAAAACCTTTTCTGTTTTGCAGATTAATGACCCCTCGCCTGCCGTATCTGCGTCTGACAGGGAGGGGTAGCAGGTGTTTAAGCTGCTAATGCGAGCTGTTCAACCCTGGGGCTGAAAGCTACAACACGATTTTTATTCTTGCCATGTACAAGTTTGTGCCTTTTAACGAAGCCTGGCACCTCTTCGACTTGCATCATACTTAATCCAATTTAAATCAAATCCAGTACGCGCCCTAAACATTTACTTACTATTCTTTCCAAGATCTGCGAGACCCTGTCCTAGAATATAAGCTAAAACTGGGCCGGTAATTTGCATCATAACTTCGCTCGTTAACCCCATATGAAACACGTGGTTAAATAACGGAGCTGTAGCCGCAAACACTGCGGCCCAGAATTTTTTGCTATGCCAAAATTGCTTTTCCATAATGCTTAGAATAGTTCCTCGGGAACATCTTCGTTCACGTCAACTTGCGCTTCAGCTACAACTTCCTTGGTGGCTTCTTCCACTACCTTTTCAACCTTCTTGGTCTCTGCGTCTTCGGATCTGTAAACTACGTAATCCGGAGCTCTTTCATTCTTTTCTCTACCCTTGTTAGTAAAAACAACAACCTTGATTGTTTCTTCAACGCCTGGCATGGTTTCCATTTTGATTTGTCCTGATAGGTACTTTTGGCTCTTCCCCGAACGAACCCATAAGGCTCCTAACTCTCGATTCTTCCACTCTGACTGCTTTTCTGTCATTTTTTCTGACTGTTTTTCTGTATTTTCCATAATTATTTATTGTTGTATAAATTTTTTAATTCTTCTATGAATAAAGGTTTTGCTCCTTGTGATAATTTGTTGTATTGTTTTTTTGCTCGAGAATAAACTCTCTTGCTTGTCGGATCCGCACTATTGGGATCAAAGTTTAAAATTTTTCTTATTTTCTTAGCTACTGTATTGTTCATGGGTTTGATTATAGTATATATATTTATTAATGTCAAGTTTTTAATTTAATTATTTAATTATTTATCCGTAAAAGTCTTCATCTTCTTTTGATTTCTTGAGCCAGAAGATTGAACCAACGATTGCTGCGACTAAAAAATCTCCGGGAAAGAACTCGAAATATGAACTTGCTATTGTTTCTATCATCTAAATTCTTTTCTTAATAGTCTCCATCTGTCTGAGTCGATTGGTTTATTTCCATTATCAATAGCATGCAGCATTTCTATGACTTCATCAATAGTATTATAAATATATTTATGAGGAAACATTCCAAGCATCCATAGTGGAGTTTTGGATTTCCCACCCTCCATACTTACAAACACGGGCTTTTTCTCTCTAACTGCCGTGACAATTTCTTCTGCACTTCCCCAACTCGCAACCTCAGGAACGAGGTGCGCGATTATAAAATCGCTTCGGTCTACCAAGTTTAAATCATATGCCCTGACCGTTTTCATTCTTTCTGTTACTCGGTCATACTGCTTTGTCCTCATCCATGTTTCCATTTCTTGCCTAGACGCTTCATCTTCCTCTACATCTTTTATGAATGGTTTTTTATATGGATCGAAGCAGGTAATGCTTAGCGGCTTAAGATCTTCTGTGGCTTGATCTCTCCAGTTGCGACCACTTACATATTGCATATGCCCTACTAGATAACATTTAGTTTTGTACAATAGATTTTTATCCGTCATTCATCTAGTATACTAAATACTAAATAAAATGTCAAGAAAATAAAATTAAGCAGCTAGTATTTGTTCGTATTGATTCAGGTATTGACTTACTTCATCTCCAGCGTTTGGCCCTGGCTTGGGAATCAAGACCTCAATGGATTCTATAGTTTGAGAGTCGGTGTAGTTTGTGCCGTCTGTAGAAACTGGGAATCTGAAATAGGCATATCTTGGCATAAATCTGTTTTCACTTATTCCGTAAGTCAGCCAATGATCTTCTCCCCACGCAGCTTTTGTTAAGCCTTCGTTGTCTGAATTGTATGCCGCCAGCAGATCGCCCCACCAATTCACATAAGCTTCATAATTATTGGGGTAGTTGTTTATGCTGTTGGACATAGAGCTTGCGGAGAATCCAGCGGTTTTATAAGCTCCTTCATTAAAAAGACTTTCGGTGTCTTGTAAGCTTCCACTAAATTGAGACGATCCTGATACGTGAATTTTAGCCTTCGTTAGTGAAAGGTTTGTAAAAATAGCGTATACAGTCCAAGATACTCCGCCTCCGGATTGTCTGACACCTCTTAATCTAAGAGCTGGTGTATTATCCGTCGAGTTTGCCGTTCCGTCTGAATCAATATCTTCTGGTATCGTAACTTTTTCCCACACAGTCGTTCCGTTTATAATCAAAGTCTCAACCTCCTGAGTGCCAAAAAAAACATTCTCTGTATCTCCTAACGGAATATTGCTTTGTGGCATTTTAAAAAAATCCTTAAGTTGTGATCGTTAACGTCTTTGTCGTGGAATTATAAGAAAATGTCGGAACCGTATCTGTAAATACCGCATTCGCTGGCACCGCTGTTTTTACATTATCAAAAGCCCAATCAGAGCTTATTGAAGTTGTAGTTGCTCCGTCCGTTGGGGTGCTACTTATAGCTCTCCAAGTATTTGTATCTGTATCTGTAAATACCGCATTCGCTGGCACCGCTGTTTTTACATTATCAAAAGCCCAATCAGAGCTTATTGAAGTTGTAGTTGCTCCGTTCGTTGGGGTGCTACTTATAGCTCTCCAAGTATTTGTATCAACAACCGTTTCTGTAGCGGTGCTAAGCGACGTAACATGTCCATATTCATCCAACCCTATATCTTGAATATAAGTTCTTCCAGAATTGTTAGAGGAAGTTGCGGAAGATGTGTCTGTGTGAGATATTGTTATACCTCCAGCAGCGTTAGTTACATCAATTCCGTTGCCACCAGTTAAAGCATTATTAACCCATTTAGAAGAAGTAGCGTTCCATATTAAAACCTGACCATTTGATTTAGTGCCAATTGAAGTGTCTTCCATCTCTCCAATGGTATCTCTTGCATGAAGAACGTTTTCTCCGTCCCAATATAAAATTCCACCAACAGAATACAATCGATTTGTTGTGGTTGTCGGCGCAGTTGAATTTTCAATTCTTATTCTACCATTGACATCAAGCCTTTCTCCAGGATTCGTAGTACCAATACCTACGTTGCCTGCGGAGTCGATTCGAACTCTTTCTTCATCTTGAGTAAAAAACCTAAATGCATCTACTGTATGAGTATATGAAAGAAT